ATCTTTTTAGCCGGTGTAACGGGTTCATCTTCATCATAATAATAGTCCTCATCTTCAGCCACCTGAGTAGCATATTCTTTCAATACGTCTTGATACTGTTGTAGCATTTCACTCTCACCAGCCAACAGTTCACCAGTGGGAGCTCTCATCTGAAGCACATAACCCAAATACTTTTGCTTTAAAGAATCATCTACCTTAACGCTACATAAGACTCTATTCTTTAAAAATTTAAATAATGTACTTGATGAAAATGGAAAGTATGGACTTAGATTATAGGTACCAATCATATTTGCCTTAACAGCACATGGTCTCTCTACTAACATATTGTCATCATTATTTCGACTAACAAGTGCGATAATTTCATCTCCGTTAATGAACTTAATGTGTCTGATATCCATTTTATCTTCCATATATCTATTTATATCTTTACTTCGTGTATCTCGTAATTAAATTTTTCTTTACTGTATATCTTAATTCTTTCGGCTGCATGGTTTAATGTATAATTCTTCTTTGATTTCCAATGCATATCATCAGCCAAATCATAAACTACAGTATTTCTTCCATCATTACTTTTTCTTAATCCTCGTCCTATCGATTGTAGGACTCTAATTTGGCTTTTAGTAGGGCTGGCAAAGATAATATTATGAAGATTACGAATATTAATACCAGTAGAAAAGGTACCCATGGAAGCAACAATAATGGCATTGGTCTGTGTTTCAGTAATCTCACGGATTGATTCTCTGGTATCGACATCTGTTTCTCCTGATACATAAAAAAGTTTCCTATCTTTATTTATCTTTTCTGATAGCATATCATGCAATGGCTTACCATGTTTATCCACAAACTGAAATAATATTAGTGTATTACCATTTTGGTCTAATGCTAGGTTAGAAATAAATTTATTCCTAGGTATGTATTTGACAATATAATCTACTTCTTCCTGGTATTTTCTTTTGGCCATTTCTTTACATATAGCATCTTCATATTTCATTAACAATATTTTAATATCTAATTTGGCTAAATCTTTATTGTCCATTAATTTTTTCGTCGTCGTGACCTGATAAACTGGTCCAAATAATCCTTCTAATACTAACTGATGAGTTTGTGTTCCATCGAGTGTACCAGTAGTTCCAATCCTATATTTTGCTTCAGTACATTTTTCTAATATTGCCGTAAGTGATTTAGCTTTAAAATTATGTGCTTCATCGCCTATAACCATACCAAATTTTTGGAACCATTGAGGCCCTAATTTATAGATTGATTGCCATGTGGTAATAGTAACTCTATTTTTATAGTTATATTTGTCTCTACCTGCATATATTCTATGACAATTTTTATCACAATCCCAAGTGTCCTTACTTGAGTAGTCAGCAAAATCAGAATACATCTGTTCTACCAATGATGTAGTAGGGACAATTATTAACACATTATCCTCGTACATTTCAAGGTAATATCTCAATGCCATATAAATGATTAATGACTTCCCAGAAGCAGTTGGTGATAGTAAAAGGCTTTTAGTTTCTTTTAACAAGAGCGAGAAGGCATCTACTTGGTAATCCCTAGGGGTTATATCCTCTCCGTTCACGCTAGCCGTCAAATGGGCCAAAAAGGTGTCTATGTCGTGGTTTAGTACCTCGTCAGGAGTGCCATAGAAGGCATCTTCTTTACAGACAATATCGTATTGCCTTTCATTTGCGAATTGTGTAAGATACTTATATAGTCCAGTATATAAAGTTTTCTTTCTCATGTCGTATAATCGTATTTTTCCATCCCACATACGATTTTTATATGCTGGCATAAACTTATAACCAGGTACATAGAAACAAAAGTGTTCTGATAACTCTTGTTCTACGCTTGGTTCTGTTTTAATTTCTAAAAAAGCTTCGTTTCGCTTTTTAACTTCAATTATGTCCATTACAATTCAAAATCTCTTAATTGGTTCCTAGTTGTATTTATATCTTATATTCCACTAGTAAATTTATTCCATTCTATAATGTTTTTAATATTTTGATGTCGCCATTTAATGTTTTCTAAGATTTCTTTTAGTGTATCAACTATTTCTTGAGCGTATTGTATTTTGGCCTGATGGTCTTGTATCATAGGGTCAGAGTCGTAAAACTTATCCATATCACCTTTAAGAACTGTGAGTCCATTCATAGGGTCATATGTCCATCCTAAGTCATCAATTTCTTCTTTACTTAATTTGCCGTTATAATGCAACCATTTGTTCTTAAGTAGTACCTTAAAGTCATTATCTAGTTTTTTAACTTTAAGCTTATGAACTGAATAAATTTCTAGGTATTTAGAATGGAGTTTGGCTGAGTCTCTGGCAGATTTGTCCAGGTCGATTTTGTCAATAAGACAATCTTTTTTCCACATTTCATGTATTTGTTCTAATGTATTCATAATTTCCTCATAATCATATCATATATTATTATTATACCATTAAAAATGATATATGTACAGTGTTTATTTAAATTCGTATGTGGTATATTGAAATGATACCGTAGCCTTTAAATATTCAACTTCACCTGCTGTATCAAAGGATAATTCACTAATACTTATTGGAAATACTGAATTGAATTTTACTTCCTTTGCTATGTTATTATGAGAATTCATAATTAATAGTGTTGCATCAGATTTAAAATCACCTTTTTGGTTCACTATACGATGCATCCAATTAGTGATTTCTAAATAATTATCCATGTCTTCAGTGACATTAAATGTAATCGATAATTCAGAAAATTCTAGCCTATCGCCTGTTTCGGTAAATGTTCCGCCACGATATCCTAAATCTACGTTTCCTAAACTGATTCCTGGTAAATTTACAGCTGTGCAAAAATATTCTACATTAGCAAATTGTTCTCTATCGATAGAAAACTGAAATCCTACTGGTGATAAAAAGTTTTTGTTTGTAGTTAATGTACTCATATATCTATTTATAAGCAAAAAAGAGGGGATTTAAAATCCCCTCTAAAATGAATCTGATTAATTAATCAGGTTTACACCATGATGTCATCAATTCTGAAGATTCTGAAGTATGGGTTAGCTCTATCTGTACCAGCGCCTGATGCGTTGCCTACAAATGGATTTTGTTGCATTCCATATCTTGTTTTGAATCCGATTCTTGGTTGGAAATCACTCTCCCCAACAGCTTTAACCATGGTTAAAGGTACGTATGGGCAGTAGAAAAGACCAGCGTCATAAGGATTTGAACCTCTGTAACCTACACAAGCGAAGTCAACAGTTGCATAAGGGTCGATATAGACCTTTAATTTACCATTAAGAACACCAGCGAATGTGTTACCAGTATCATCAACATTTAAGTCTGTTGATAATGCAGGAGTGTAATCCATTTGACCAGCAGCTGCTAAAGCTGAAGCTACGTCTGAAGAAACGATTACAAAGTTACCTTTGCCTCTTCTTGTTTCTTTAGCAATTACGTTAGCTTCTCTTTCGAGTTGCATGATTAGACCTTTAAATTTCTCAACCATCCATCTGCCGTCTGAGTCTGTAGCGACATCAAAGATACCAGATACTGCTGTTGAACTTTGTGTAGCACCGATTTTAGCTTTTGTTAGAATAGTTCTAACTACTTCTCTGTTGATTTCAGCTAAGATTTCAGCAGATAAGATATTCGCTAATTCGCCTTCAGCATCCAGGCCGTGGATTGCTTTAAGGTCTTGTGCTAATTCCATTGTGTACTCAGCTTTTAGAGCTCTTGACTTAGCTTCAACTGTAGCTTTTTCGATTGAGAAAGCCATTTCGCCGAATGCTCCACCAGTATTACCTAGTGCTTCAGAATCTGCTGTATTCATACCAGCACCGAATGTAGAAACTGTATCAGTTTCATCTGCGATAGTAGCATCTGAATCAGCATCAGTTACTCCACCTAAACCTGTTGGTTCAGCTTGATGAGTACCCGTTCCTGAGAAGTCGGTGTCAGCTTCATTAAATAAAGCTTCTGTTCCGCCTTGAGTTGAGTATTTTGATTTCATCGCAAAGATTAATCCAGTAGGTCCAGTCATTGGCTGAACACCACAGATATCATAAGCGATTAAGTTAGGCATTGCTCTTCTAACAAGAGAGATAAGCACAGGGTCAAAGTTTGATACGTTAGAACCAGTAGCGTTAGCTGCTGTTTCAGAAATCATATTACCTTGCATTTGTGCTGCTTCTTGTCTTAGGGCAACTTCCTGGTTTTCTAATAAGCGAGCTGTTACTGCTCTCTTATATCTGTCCTTAATTTCAGGTGCACTTTCGTGTTCTAAAACGGGACCCCATTTTTCTATTAATTGTGAATCTGCATTAAACATTTTCGTTTTTCCCTATAGTTATTTATTAAATTTAGTTATAGCTTGTGTGTATCTAGCCATTGGGTCTGATAAATCGATATCGATTGAATCTTCTCCAATAACACTAGCTACTTCATCAGCCGCTTCGTTAGAATCTTTAGTAAAGTATGATTCTTTAACAGTTTTAACTTTCATTTCGAAAGATTCTCTGTTATCAAATTCAATATCTTCAACTAATGATGCTAATTTCTCAGCTTCAGTTTCAGCAAGCCCTGATGATTGTTCTCTTACTACTTCGTTCTTTTCAAAATCTTGAACTGATTGATGTAGTTTGATATTATCATCTGTGGATTTATTGAGCTGCTCCTCTAGCTCATTGACTTGTGCTGATAAATCATCAACAAGGTCAACTTTACCTTCTGGAACTTCAATATAATGTTCTTTGAACACTGTTTGTAAAGAAGACATGAACTCTTCAGCAATTTCGGTTCTTAAACCATTAGTTACTGAAACTTCATTTTCCTTCATCCAATTTTCAACTACATAGTTAAGATATGAATCTACCTTCTCTACTAAGTTTGATTGAATTTCAGATACCTCTTCTTCTAGGTTTTGTGCATACTCTGCATCAAGATTTTCGATGTGTTGTGAAAGCTTAGATGTTAACACAGCTTCAAAAATAGCTCCTGCTTTTCCTTTGAATTCATCGGAAAGAGTTGCTTCTTCTGAGATTAGTGCATCTAAATCTTCGTCAAAGTCAGTTGATTCTACCTTCGCTTTAACACTTGGTGCTGTAGCTTTAGGAGCTGAATTAACAGCCTTTTTAACTGAACCGTCATCTTCTGACTCATCCATTTTCGTCATCTTTGCAAAGAGTTTTTGCGCATCTTCTTTTCTAGCTTGTTTTAGGATTTCGACTGCTGCTTGGATAACACCGGCTTTAGTTTTAGGTACGGAAACGGCTTCGGCTTTAGATTCTTTTTCTTCTTCCTCTTCTTCCTCTTCCTGTCCGCCTTCTTCTACTTCTTCCTTTTTCTTATCCTCTTCTAGAGATTCCTCGTCTAAATTCTCATCTTGAACGAGCTCTTCCTCTTGAAGCTCTTCAGCCACATCCTCTTCGACTAGATTTTCGTTTTTTACATCTTCGAGTGACATAACGTTCTCCTATATTTTAGAGTTTAGTTTAGAGAGGAAACTTTTGAATGCTTTGATTTCAACGTTTGAATCGCCTACTTTCCTAGCCCTCGTTATTTCAGTCTCAATTTCTTCAATTTCTTGTGGAACCAGCACACCATTTTCCCATATCCAATCTACGCCTTCCATTATACCATTAACAAATGCCTCAGGAGCACTAGGGTCCTGAACAATATCAACGGTTGCTAATAGAAAGTCGTTATTTACATAGGTTGTACCTTTCTTATTCACAAGACTACCCATACCACGACTTGATACCCCAAGCTTAACTCCACCCTCTAATAAACCTTTTACGATTTGTCCCATAGGGGTGTCTAAGATTGAAGCCTTTCCAACAACATTACTTCCTTCCCATTTGAGGTCTGTAATTTTGTGTGAAACTTTATCAAGATTGATAGTCGGTCCATCTGGGTGATTTAATTCACCGACCGCTCTACCAGTCTTTACTTGTTCTGTTACATATTTGTTTACCGCCGCTTCGAGAATACCTTTCTCGTATATACGGCCATTACGGTTCTTTTGGTCCGCTTGCATGAATACGCCTTCGATTGCAAGTGACTTTTTACCGTTTACTTTTTCTTCGATAACCTCTAAATCGCTATCGATGTATTCTGCTATTAATTTCATTATTCGTTATCTGCGGTTTGTGTAATAACCTCGTCTCTATTTACCATTCCTGATGCAATATCAATCTTTTTGGCGTCTAGAGCGTCGGATATCTTTTGGCCCATAGCAGTTTCAAACTCCTTTTGTGCCGTTACATTATCACCATCATTTAAAGCTTTAATTAAATTTTCAACATTCATAATTTTTTTCCTTCTGTATTATTTATAAGAT